AGATGGATCAACAGATGATGACCCTTTAGTACGTAGGGTTTATGATAGTACCAAAATGAAAACATCTTTATACCTACCAATGTATAAGAATGATTTACTAATCGGTTATGCTATTATCTCATGGAGAGAGAAAACAGATATTACAAAAAAAGATATTTCATCAATGAAGCGATCTTTAATGATGACAGAGAGTAAACTGTAAGTAAATAATGTTATATTTGTTCTGTTAGTATGCTTTCTAACTATTTTTTTCATAATCTTTTGTTTTAAACCCTATTACTATGTGATAGGGTTTTTTTGTATCTTGTGAATAATTGAACTCAATATTTTTCAATTTTATGGATGGAAGAAAAAATAACGGCGGACATAGTAATGGAGGTCGTAAAAGTAAAGCGGAAGAATTTAGACTTATAGAAGCTTTAGATAAACAGAGAGAACCAGCGATGCTAATTGCTAAGATGTTTCAACACATTGATGGAGGTTCTGAAAAGATGTTAGAAATTTATTTAGGTTATAGATTTGGTAAGCCTGTACAAATGACAGAATCAAAAGTAACTAACATAGAGGAAGAGAAAATAGGCGTATTATTTAAGAAATGAATTTAGAGCTGTCAGAAAAATACGAGCCACTGTTTAAACGTGCCTATGAAGATAATGAAGTAGATACTTTCATTCTTACAGGTGGGCGGTTTAGTGCCAAATCATTCACAACCTCAATAGCTGCCGGTATATTCTTAAAAGATTTTGATTATAAAATCCTTTATACTAGGTATACAATGACAGCGGCAAAGGATTCTATCATACCTGAGTTCTTAGGTGGCTTAGAAGCTCTTAACATCGCTCACGAGTTCAATGTGAACATTGATAGGATAAGCCATAATTCAGGTGGTGAGGTGGTCTTTAAAGGGATGAAAACTTCAAGCGGTAACCAAACAGCAGCTCTAAAATCTTTAAAGGGGTTTAACTGCTTAATAGTAGACGAAGCGGAAGAAATGCCATCACAAAAGGACTTCGAAAAGATACAGCTATCAATACGGCATCCATCAAAGCCAAACATATCTATTCTGATCCTAAACCCAGCTACTAAAGAGCATTGGATACACAAAAAATACTTTGAAGATGTAGGCATTAGTGGAGGGTTTAACGGTGTTAAAGATAACGTGTGTTATATTCATACCTCTTACATGGATTGTCTTGAACACGTGCCTAATAACATTCTTTTAGAGTTTAACAGAATGAAGGAGATAAGACCTAAAGAATACAATAATGTAGTACTAGGTGGTTGGTTAGATAAAGCCGATGGTGTTGTTTATTCTGATTGGATAGATGGAGAGTTTGACACTTCTTTACCTTATGTATACGGCTTAGATTTTGGGTTTAGTCCTGATCCTACCGCTATGGTAAAGGTTGCAGTTGATAAAAAGAATAAACTTGTTTATGTGCAAGAAGAGATACATAAACTAGAACTATCAACTAATGATATAGAAAAGATAGTTAAGAACAGGGTAGGCTCTAAAACTGATTTAGTAGTTGCAGATTGTGCAGAGAAGAGATTGATTAATGACCTAAGAAATACAGGCATAAATATAACTAAATGTAAAAAAGGAGCAGGTAGTATTAAAAAAGGTATTAAAGATTTACTATCTTATAAGATAATAGTTTGCGGTAAAAGTGTTAACTTACGTAAAGAATTGAATAACTACGTTTGGAACGATAAAAAAGCGGGTGTACCTGTTGATGATTTTAATCATTTATTAGATGCTTTACGTTATGGATTTGAAAGAGCTAACATTTCATTTTATGCAGGTTAAATGAATTATATTAAAAAACAATTATTAAACATTGCTGTAAAAAGCGGTGTAATTTCTTTAGAAGGTTCAGACACTTTCTACTCTTCTGAGTGGGTAGGTAATAAATACGGTTTTGGTAACTATCAAAATGACAACGAACTGATAGAAGAAAGTTATAAAATTAATAACGCTGCTTATTCAGTTGTTAAACTCTCTACTAATGCCAGTACATCAATTCCATTTGTACTATGTGAAGAAACTAAAGATGGCGAAGAGGAAGTTTTAAGCGGTGGCTTATATGATCTACTTAAAAACCCTAACGAGATACAAGTATTTAAAGAGTTTCAAGAAGAGGCACTTACTTACCTATTATTAACAGGTGATTTATTTATTCATGGTGTTGAATCAATTGGTTTCAAGTCTACTATTGATGATCTAACTATATTGCCATCTAATCTAACAGAGTTAAATATAAACACAAGTGGGGAACTAAGGCACTACGAGTATACTATTAACGGTAGAATGCTCAAGATACCTGTTGATGAAGTTTATCATGGTAAGTACATAAACCCAACTAAAAACGGTTTAGAGAATCAAAGGGGTCTTTCTCCCTTACAAGCTGGTTATAGAACGGTGGTAGCCTCTAATGAGAATCTCACCGCTATGGCTTCTGTTTGGAATAATAAGGGCGTAAGCGGTTTACTAACATCTAACACAGATGAAACTTTATCTAGTGATGAAGCGAAAGCGGTTCAAACTGCTGTAAATAGTAAACTAGGCGGTAGTCATAAGGCTAATGGAGTAGCATCAACAACGGCTAACGTAAGATTTGAGCAAATTGGAATGAGTGGTTCAGATATGGAATTACTTAATTCAAGTCCTCAATTGTTAAGAGGTATATGTATGTTGTACGGTGTTGATCCTGCTTTGCTAGGTGATACGGAAAGTAGAAAGTATTCTAACCTTAAAGAAGCTGAAAAGAGTTTATTTGTACGGTCCGCTATCCCTAACAATGAAAGATTAATTTCTTACCTTAATAGGTTTGTAGTTCCTGCATGGTCAATAGCTGATAACAAAAAGTATATTATTAAGCAGGACCTTACAGAAATTGAAGCGTTACAACCTGATAAGAAAGTACAAGCTGAAAAGAATAAAATTATTTCTGAAAGTTTAACCGCTTTACTATCTTCTAGTTTATCAGCAGAAACAAAAGAAATATTACTAATAGATATTCATGGTATAGAACCAGATAAGGCAAACACTTTGGCAAATGGACAAAACACTAATCAAGAAGCTCAAGAAGTTACAGGAGAAGAAGAAGAACCAAAAAAAGATAATTCTTAAAGATGATTTGCAAAGAACTAAATAAGGAATACCTTAATAAAGAAGAGTTATTCGAAGATTTAAAAGCTAACAAAGAGCTAATTATTAGAGAAAAAAAGAGCCAAATCTTCAAGTCTTGTGATAAAGGCTCTGCTGTTGGTGTTAAGCCTTTAAAGATAGATGCTATAAAAGGCGTTGATATTGACGATAACTTCCATTATATAGCGGTAAACACGACCAATGTACTTGACAGTCATGGAGATTTACACGTTAAGGGGTTATGGAACAAATCAGTTAAGGACCAGCAAGGCAAGAACTATTTAGTTACAGATCACAAGATGGAGCTTTCTAATGTAGTAGCTAAGAAAGAGAATATCGAAATGTTTGTTTCTGATATTGCTTATAGTTCTATTAATAAAAGTTTTTCAGGTAGTACTCAGGCTTTGATTTATAAAGTAGCTAAGGCTGATATAATAAACCCATTAGCTAAAGAGTGGTTAGAGTCTAAGAGCGATATAGAGGCTTCTGTACGTATGCAATATGTAAACGTAGAGTTAGCTATGAATTCAACAGCTAAGAACGATAAGGAGGAAAAAGAAGTATTTGATACTTATATTAATGAGGTAGCAAATAAAGAAGATTTCGAAGAAATTGATTACTTTTGGGTAGTCAAAGAAGCAAAGAACATCGGAGAATCTAGTCTAGTATTGGCTGGTTCAAACGGTGCAACAGGAATTATAAACGAAGCCGTTATAGACACTTCGACTAATAATAAAGACGAGCCGTTGAAAGACACTCAAGCAGAAACAGTAGATAATTTAAACGATTACAATTTAATTTAAGAAAAATGATTACTTTAAAAAGTCACCTAGAAGCTAAATCTATTAGCTCGGAAACGTTCAAAGGTTATTCAGCAGAAGAAAAAGCTACTGTATTTAACGAAGTGAACGAAATCAATGCAAAAGAATTTAACGCATTGAAAGAAGTTGAAGGAGAAAACTCTAAGGCTATTGCTAAAATGTCTGAAACTCTTGTAGAGATGAAGGATAAGCAGTTATCAGAGCTTAACGATGCTTTAAAAGCTCAAGGCGTAATTTTACGTAAGTTACAAGCTGGTGAGGGTGTAAGCGAAGAGGCTAAATCTTTGAAGTCTATTATCGAAGGTAAAAAAGAAGCTCTTCAAACTTTGAAAAACTCTAGTTCAGCAATGAACAACGTAAAATTTGAGTTGAAAGCTGCTACTGATATGTCATTTGGTGGTAATGTTACAGGTCAAATACCACAAGCATTTAGAACAGCAGGATTCAACGACATTGCACAACGTGAGGTTAGAATCTTAGATTTGCCAGTTAAAGCAACTGTTAACTCTAATCTAATTGAGTGGGTTTATGTAGCTAATGAAGATGGAGCAGCAGGACCAACAGGTGAAGGTCTTATTAAGAATCAAATTGATTTTGATTTATTGGTAGGTTCTGAAAAAGTGCAAAAAATCACAGCGTTCATTACTATTACTGATGAGTTACTTGATGATCCTGCTCAAATGGAGTCGCAAATCAATAACAAATTAACATCTAAATTGTTACAAGCGGTAGAAGATCAGTACTACAAAGGTGTCGGGTCAGGTATTGAGTTGAATGGTGTTAGAACTGTTGCTACTGCTTTTACTCCTGGTTCTTTTGCTACTGCAGCAGCTAACGCTGTTGAGAATCCTAACATCGTTGATGTAATAGCGGTTGCTAAAGCTCAAATTGGTAAAGCTAATCAAGTTATGCCAAACGCTGTATTGATGAACATTGAAGATGTTACTGCAATGAAAACTTTAAAGGTAACATCTACTGATAGACGTTATGTTGAGAGAGTTTTAATTTCAGGTTCTACTTTATCTATTGATGGTACACCTGTTGTTATCTCTAACGCTGTTGCAGTTGGTGAGTATTTGATTGGTAACTTTGGTTTATCTACATTGTATACTAAGCAATCTTTAACTATTGAGGTTGGGTACAACGGTGATAACTTTGTGAAGAACTACAAAACTGTACGTGCTGAATGGCGTGGAGCTGGTGTTGTTGAAACAAACGACAGAAGTGCATTCGTTAAAGGTATTATTGCAACTGATATTGCAGCAATTACTAAAGTGTAAGTTTTTAATTTCAATCTAAAGAGGGAGCTGTAATAGTTCCCTTTTTTTTTAATCAATTTAATATGATAGTAATAGGATTAGGTAAAGAGAACATTATAGATGGTAAGGTTTATGATGTATCAGAACAAGTTGGAGAGGTTTTAATCTCTAAAGGGTTAGCTTATAAAGAAGGAACAAAAAAACCAACTGCTAAAAAAGTAAAAGGTAAATAATATGACTAATTACGAATTTATAGACAATGGAAAAAGTGTTACTATAAAGATTAATGATCAATCAGTAACCATAGCTAAAAACGTAGTTGATTTAATCATAGTAGATGAATCAATTAACGAACTGCTAGAAATAAGAACGAATGAATACAAATATAAAGATTATGATATAAACGTAACTGAGGACACTATAACAGGTGTTGGATCAGGTAGCTCAACAGCAACACAACTAAAAGACGCTTTACAAGCGATTTTTTTTTTAGATGAAGGCGGTACTTCTAGCGGTTTACAAGAAAGGATAATAGTAACACAATCAAATGTATCTACAACTTTAGGAGGTGTAATAGATTCAACTAAAGAGTACTTTCTTGATGGTATTATTGACATGGGAACAATTCAAATTACTGTTCCCGTTGGAGGGATGACCATTGGAGGGTACTCTTTTGATATTAGCGGATTAACATCATCAGAAGATAATTACACTATGTTTGTTTCTGAATCCATAGCAATAGGTTCGGGTAATTTGTTAGGGCAAGATTACTTAATAAGTGTTACGGGTGCTAATAGCAAAGTTTATGAGCTTTATGATGCGACTGGGTTTAACGCTTTTGAGTTTCAAAGAATAAATTATAATGATTGTACTTCTCTAGGTGATATTTACGATTATAGGCAAGGGTTTGAGGGTGGCACAGGTCGCTTTGGTGGTTCTCCCTCTCTTACTTTGCATGGTATTTGGTTGGGTGGTTACCGTATTACTACCTCAATAGTCAGGGGTGTAAGCGATACAACAACAGAACCACTGTTCAAAGAGGGTACTTTGTTCCAAATGAATAGTAGGTTTTTAACTGATATAAATTGTGATTTAGGAACTTTACAGGCTTTCTGCGACTTCTCAAGTGTTAATTTTCCAAACCCCAGTACCTTACAGGTAATCGGTGCAATATTTACAAGAGATGGGGCATCCACTTCTGATGATACAAACGTATTCCCAAATATATTAGCATCTGAGTTAGCTTCTGATTTTAAAGGAAATAAAGGTGTAGCAAATACCTATGTAGGTGGGAACTCTTCTGTTATTTTAGAGGTTGAAACAGTGATAGGAACGGCAGATACTTATGAAACCTTAAACGGTACTTTCTTGGGTGGAGATTTGCAACACTTTGACACACCAGCTAACGGTCAATTGAGGCACTTAGGGAATGACCCAAGAGATTATGAAATTTCAGCTAACTTAGTTATTGAGGGAGGCTCTAATGACACTGTGAGCGTAAAGTTTAGAAAGTGGGATAACTCTTTAGGTGTTTTTAGTGAGTTGGAATACACAGAACAAACTAGGGTTATCAATAACTTGCAAGGGGGAAGGGACGTGGCTTACTTTACAGTGTTGATAGGTACGACTTTAGATCAAAACGATTACATTTATTTGCAAGTTAAAAATAATAATGACACAACTAATGTAACTGCAGAACTAGGTTCATTCTTTAGAGTTGCTTCAAGAACTTAAAAATCTAGCTGCTACCTAGGACAATGAAAGGAGATGGTATTTAAACCCCATCCCTTTTTTTTTAATCTTTTTATGGTTGTATGTTGTTTATATCAAATTTATATCTATCTTTACATAAGCAAAAAGCAAAACACAAATAAAAAAAAGAAATTATGATCTCAACAATAAATAACATCGCAAGAAAAGCAAACAAAAACGGTTTTAAAGTTTGTCAATTAGATAACGAAACTTTATCAGTTGAATTTAAGTTTGGAGTATATGCAATTTTTTGCATTTGGGATGATGGTGTTACAGTTGATTATACACACACAGTGGATAATTTGAAAGGGACAATTAGAAAAGCAAGAAAGACAACAGAAAAAAAATTAGCCTAAACCTTAACGCCCTTCGGGGCATTTACATAAGCAAAAAGCAAAGAGATATGAAAAAGATAATAATAACAATGATCGCATTATTAGCACTAGGTTTTACAGCAACAGCTCAAAAACAAACTATCACAGTAAAAGATAGACATAGTGATGAGGTTAAAACCATCAAGATCAGTAACAGGTTAGTTGAGGACTTGAAGCAATACGGAAGAGTAACAAATGTTAGAGGTGTTTTTACGTATGAAGATGGTAAAATTACAATGATTAAGCGTAGAGGTAACACTACAAAGCAAGGTAAGAGCTATGTTTATTACAGAGAGAACGTATATTTTGAGCAATTATAATAAGTAGAAACAAACAATTTAAAAAGTAGAAATTATGAAATTATTATTAACAATTGCATTAGCAGTAGCAAGTTTAATTAGTTACTCACAAGATGTACAGATTACAACATTAGTACAGATAGATGGAGGTGGTAGTATTCAGATATTAGTAGAGGACTACGGAAGCGAAACATATATTACAATAGGTGGAGCTGAAGCAGTTAATGTTTATGATTTTAGCCAAAAGGGGCAATTACTCACCTATAAAATGTCCGCTTACGGTCAGAAATTGGGAGTAATGTACTTCAATTTAGCTACTGATAGATTCACAATATCTTTGGCTGATGGTACATCAAGGAACGGAAATATTCTTTACAAAGCACAAACAATTTAATAAGTAAACACAAACAATTTAATAAGTAAGATTATGATTATTTTAACAAGAGATCACCAGCAAAAAGTAGTACCAACGGGTTTTAGTTGGACAGTGTTATTCTTCGGAGTATTAGTTCCAATATTTAGAGGTGATGGAATGGGATTCCTTATCCAATTCGCTTTAGCCGTCGCGACTTGTGGCATTAGTTTACTAGTAATACCGTTCACTTATAATCGAGCCTACGAGGACAGGCTTAGAGGTCAAGGTTGGAAAACATTAAACTAAAACACTAAGGCTATTCTTAATTGAGTAGCCTTTTTTTGTATCTTTACTATTATGAATTATCTAAAGTATACCTATAACAAAGTAGTTAAGCCATTCTACGCCTATGATGGTTGGGATGAAGTACCTTATTACAAATTTATTGAATATAAGAAGCTAACAGAACAAGAGAACCACGATGTAACAGACGTTTATGCCTTATTTCTTAGTGGTACAACTGCCGAAGATTGGAAAAAGGCACATAGTCCGAAGCTATACGAGAACATAAACGATCAACTATATTACCTCAATACAGAGCCAAATGGTGAAGTAGTAACGGAAATATACAGAAGCCTAACAAAGAAGAGCTATAAGGTACACAAGAGCATAGAAGAGTGTACGGCTGGTGAGTACTGGGATATGTTGGACCTATACAACCAAACACTAAAGGACAAGAAAACAGATTCGGAGGTATTAGAAGCTATGCCAAAGATAATAGCTATAATGTGCTGCAAAGAACGTACAGAAGATAAGATAAACGAGATAGCAGAAGAACTTAAACAGTTACCTACAAACAAAATTTATCCTTTGGGGTGTTTTTTTTTGCAGAAATTAGCCGATTTGAAGAATGGCACAGGGATAATCTTCCGAAGCAAAAGAAAAATAGTTCATACGATCAAGCTGGTTTTGGCGATTTGGCTGACTATTACGGTTCTAATATTACGCTTAATAACCTTTCGAAAGGGGTCTTTTCAGAGTCTGATGTCATTATTAAAAAGAGCGTGGTTGAAGTGTACATTCAGATACAAATCAATGCTGGAATTGAAGCCTGTAACACAAGATATAGAGAATTAATAAGTCAAAAATAGTAGTTATGGGATCAAGAGAATATATATTAAAGTTGTTACAAGTTAGTGCTGATGGATTAGGTATTAACTACACAAAACAAACGCCTAACACCTTGCAGAATTGGGTGAGGGAAAACGATGCTCCCTTTGTAGCTAACATATCGTTAAATTCAGATAGAACTCCAATTAATAAGAATATTGATATGGTTTCTTTTAGTGTTGGCTTGTTCTTCGTAGTATCAACAGATTACGACTTAACGGAAGAGGACAAAACAAAACAAGAGAATGATGCTTACAAATTAGCTTCTGACTTTCTTTATCTATTACAGAGTAATGATGAAACTAACACCGTACAAAGTGGATCATTAGAAACCATATTTAGAGAGGGTGGCTATTTAGGTTTGGGTGTTGCTGGTGTTTTTACAATTTCATTACCTGATAAAAATGATTATTGTGATTTATTTTGTAATACGGCAGTAAATGATATTAAATGTTAGTTGAAGATATTCTTACTAACGTTGGTATTGATGCTGTACAGAAGTACCGGCAAAGTTTTATTGATGGTGATAGGGTAGCGACCGGCAAAACTAACCAATCTGTAAGCTATGAAGTAGACAATAACAACCCAGGCATTACAATCTTAAAAGTAACAGGGAGAAAGGATATTCACCAATTAGAAGAGGGCGTAAGTGCTGATGAATACGCCTCTAATCCTGCTAGTTTTTCAGCTTTAGAAGAGTGGATAAGTGCGAGAGGTTTAAACCGTACGGCTGAAAGTATTGATGATGGTTTAAGGCGTAATGGTTGGGTTAGTGGTGATGGTCCTAAAGGAGGTACTCCCGACATAATAACAACGCCAACGCAACAAGTAATAGCAGAGGCAAAAATACAGATTGAAAAGAACAGTAAAGAAATGATTTTAAAAGAAATTAAAATTTAGTTTCGTATCTTTAAGGTATGGCTATATCAATAACAGACAGACCTTCCAAAACCCTTTCAAATGGCTTTCTTAGTAAGTGGTCATCAAGTGAGTTACCTTTACAATATAAGCTAACAAATGATTTATACCCTAATTCTTACAGGTCACCAGTAATAATCTCTTCTTTGTTTTATGTTAATGATAAAAACGGAACAAGATTAATAGTGTCAGATATTTCGGCTAATGGTGCGATTTTCGTAAATAGAACTGTATTAATAGAGGGAACAGGAACAGATTTAGATGGTGGTACATATCCTGTTAAAGAAATAGTTTCTAATACTGAAATAATATTAGATGTAAGAACAGAAGAAACAAGCTCAACAGGAACAGCCAACAGGGTTTATGCAAATTATAAAGGGTTAGTGAAAGTTTTTGCTGGTTCTCCAGATCAACACCCTTATAATATTGATGGTTCAAAACCACTTGAGGAGATAGGGGTTATTGAAGTAGATTTTAAAGATATTAACGGTGTTAATGTAGGTTATGCAGATGTAAGGGGATACATAAAAGCGGCTATAAACGCTAAATTCGATACAGACGAAAACACTCATTTTGGTTGGTCCTCTTATAGTGTAGAGATAGCAGAGATTTTTTCTTTTGTAGATGATAATGGAGACCAAAGTATCTCAGGCGGTAATTTTGAGCCTGATGTTGAACCTACTTGCGACCCTGCACCTGTTACGTTTTTAAACCCCTCTTTTGATACTGGTTTGAGTGAATGGACTAGAGTTATTAGAAGTGCAAACGGTATTAGCTACGCAGCAGCATGGACGGCAGGAACGGGAACGGCTTTATCTAGTTTTACGCAAGGAAATACGGTTGGAAATTACACACAAATAATGTATCAAGACGTTAATTTGTACGCTGGTATACCTTACTTGTTTGATATAGATGTACAATACACAGGTAATACAAGTATTTCCATAATTATAGCTGATGAACAGGCGGAGCAATTTGGTAATCTTAGAATATCTTCAAGCGGTACTTATCAAATTGAAGTTACAACAAGTAAAAACATAACGAATGTAGGTGTAGCTTTTGGTAGTGGTGCTTTTAGTATACCTGTAACAATCACTCTAAACAGCTTTCAAGTATCTACAAACGTAGATAAACACTGCCTTTATACTCAATTCGCAACATTCGGAGCGAAACAATTTCAAGATAGCTTGGGCGGTAATTTTGGCGACTATGTTCTTAACGTAGTTGATACGGTAACACCAAAGGTTTTAACTCATTTTGATAGTAAAACTTTCTTTAAAGGAAAGCCTTTTTACTTTAGCGGTATAATTCCAGCAAGTACATTCAGTTTATCCGAAGGCGGAAACAATGTGTTTATTGATGCTAATTTAGATAATGGGCAAAGTATTAGAGTACCTGTTATTAATAGCGGTGAGGGTGTTTATACTGTTGATTTAGAGCCTTATTTGTTAGATGTTGGCGATTGGTCAAATGGTACAGCTCAATTTATTATAATACCTACTAATACTTTTGTTGATGGTGATAATGGTACTTTTGAAGATGCTGATGCTCCAAATTGGAATATAAGTAGTTTGAACGTTTTAGCTGATAATGTAGATGTTTCAGGGACGTCAAGAACAGGCACTGTTAGCGCAGGGTTTAATGTAGGTGGTGGTTTGTTGTCGCAAGGAGAAACGGAGCTTTACAAGTTTAATTCACCTATTAAAACTATTATAGGTTTAGATTATGTTTTTAACGCTTATTATTATTTTACTAACAGTTTCAATCCTACACTAAACGACAAAGCATATATTTATTTTAAAATAGAGGGTACAAGCATAACTACTAATAAGTATCTGTTAAACACAACAAAAACAAATGATTTATGGAAGCATTTAAGCCTTACATTTACACCAACTACTGAAACCGTTAATATTATAATGTGTATTGAATCGTTAGAGGAAATATCGTCAGGGGGTGGTTTATTTCCAATCGACGACGTCACTTTCAAAGGACCAATTGAGTACATAAGCGAAGTTAAACCAATTACCAACTCAAAAGAATGCGATAGATACGGTGGTACTTTGCGTTGGTTAAACGATTTAAACGGTTGGGAAACGTGGAACTTCACAAAAAAGAAGATTGTAAAAGAAAAAGTAGCTAAAAAGATAGATGTTATAAATGACTATTCTAACGATTGGGATAACTCATTCATCAACGGAGAAACTCAAAGAGATACGATCCAAACAACAGTTAACAAATCAATAGTTTTACGTTCTCAGCTTCTAAATACTAACCAAAAAACAATCTTAGAGCAAATAAAAAGAAGTGCAAGGGTTCAATATTTAACCGATGCTAATAAATGGCAGACCGTAACAGTTAGAGCTAGTGCTTATGATGTAATTGATGAAGAGGAGAAAATCCACGATATGGAAATTGAAATTAATTTACCTGATTTAATTATACAAGCTCAGTAATATGATACAAATGATTATAAACGGACAAGCGTTAGACCTCTTTAAAAATGAGGTTTTCGCTCTGTCTAAGGCTATTAGTAAACTAGGTGAGTTTGATTTGAGGCATGGTGATGTTTCTATTAAGTACAAACTACCTATAACGAATAAGAACGCTGCTATTTTAGGGTATGTCACTAACATAAACAACCAAAATAAAACCGTTTTTAAGCGTTTAGAGGGTGAGTTAAGACAAGATGAAAGCGTTTTATCGAGTGGGTTCTTTCAGGTGCTTAAAATCAATCCTAGAGAATCAATAGAGGTTAGGTTTTACGGTGGGAATAGCGAATGGTTTGATCTAATTAATGATAGAGATATTAATATTAGCTATCAAAATACAAGCGGTAACCCTAATTTAAAAAGTTATGATTTAAGTTATTTGAATCATGTTTTTGAAACATCGGTAATAGTATCAAGTTGGGATAATGAAGATGATTATTTTTATTTTCCTACTGATAACGGGCAAAACTTTGATAAATCGAATAACCTTTTTAATGTTACTGATTTTCAATGTGGTATTTTTCAGCATACAATTGTTAAAAACATCTTTGATAGTATTGGTGTAAAAGTAGAGGGGTCTTTGTTAAATGATCCTTTATATTATAATACGTTATTGAATCAGCCTTTAGATTTATCAGAAATAAAAAACGACAAAAAAAGATTTAAACAAGTTGATAATGTAAAGATTGAAAAAGACGTTTACCAGCCTTTAGTTTATAGTTTAAATGATCAGGATGAACAGTGGAGCGGTAGTGTTTTTACTTCTTATTATATTTCACCTAATTTAGATATAGATATTAGTCATGAAACAAAAGACTACGACCCAGGACAATTGAGTTTTAATTTAGGTGATTTAACTATAAAATGCGAGTATACAATAGGAGGTATAGCACAAACACCTATTGAGAAAACTTTAACAATAGACAGCCAAGGCTCTTATGTTGGTGGGGTAAGAAAAACATTTTTCAATCTTGAGTCTTTTAATTTCTCTAATGTAGTTGTAGGTGATACTTTTGTATTTAGCATAAAAAATACTTTAAACACAGCACCGCCTTTATTAGATGAAGGTTATTGGTACACCTTACAAAATACGGCTTATTTTCAGTATAATTTCCCAGGTAGAAGCATAAACACCCTTATTCCATCAATTAATCAAGCGGACTTTATTAAAGATGTAATGTTTAGGCATGGTGTTATTTCTCAATTTGAAACTAAAACAAGAACTTTAACCCTTAATAAACTGCAAGATATTGAGAATAACAAAGGTGTCGCAGTTGATTATTCAAATAAAATTGACCTTTCAAAAGCTCCTAGTTATGATTTTACTAAGATATTAAACGGATTCAAAAAAACATCTAAAGTAACGTACGTACAAGACGACAATGATTTACAGATGAGAGCTTTTAACGCTCAATATAAGACTAATTTAGGTGATGCGGTAATTAGTATAGATAACGATAATCTAAGCGGTGAGGGGGTTGTATTCGAGTCTAAGTTTGCAGGTACTTTAACGGGGCAAAGTTTCTTAGAGAATTTAGGTAATCAAAACTTAATAGAAAACTTTTATATTCCTGTTTGCCGTTATATGTTACCTATTGCTGGTGAAGATAATAAGTGGGAAGCTCAAGAAATGAAGCCTAGATTATTTGTGAAAGCTGGTAAAATACCTGTTCAAGATTTTAGTTTAACAGGTGCTTTTGGAATTGGTTTAGGTTCTGTTCTATATCTCGATGTAGGTTATGCTTATTTTGCTAAACAATCAATAGGCACAGATTTAGATAAGTTGCAAGATACTTTATCTTTTGATAATATAAATTATAGCACTACTAACTACAACGGTACAACTTTACTACAAAAGAATTACGGACTTTATACAAGTATTCTTAATAACCCTATACATCTTTCAATTAATCTAAATCTTAAACCTTTAGATATTCAGCAGTTAGATTTTATGAAACCAATTTGGTTAATAAATTCATACTACTATATTAACAACGTATCACAGTATAAAGGTGATGGAACAACAACTAAAATAGAACTTGTAAAAATATAATCATGACTGATAAGGAAGTATTAATAAAAATAACGGTTGATAGTACAGCCGCTCAAAAGAGTATTGAAAAACAAACTTTAGAGATAACGAAACTAACTGATGCAAATGATAAGCTAAAAAAGAAAAATAAAGAACTAGCCAAATCAGAGGGGGATACTACAAAAGAAAGAGCCAAAAACAGCCAAGAGATAGCCAAAAATACAGCTAAGATACAAACAGCAACAAAGGTTAGGAAGGACAATATAACAGCAATAAAAAGCTCTAACAATAGTTATGGAGCTATGAAGCTAAGACTTCGTGAGGTTGCTGTTGCTATTGATAAAGTTGATCTAAGTACTAAGAAAGGGCAACAATCAATAAGAGCTTTAAGAACAGAACAAAATAAGCTTAATACATCTTTAAAAAGTGGCGAGGCTTCAGGTGCTTCTTTTGGTCGGAATGTAGGTAACTATAAAAACGTGCTTAATTCGGCAGCTAGTTCAATGACCTCATTTAACCTTACTCTATTAGCCTCTCCTATTGGTTTAATTGTAGCCGCTTTGGGTTCTTTGGTTCTTGTAGGTAAACAGGCTTTTAGCTTCTTTAAACAGTATGAGGTTGTAATGTCAAAAGTTAAGGCAGTTACACAAGCAACAAACGAAGAGTTTCAAATATTAAGAGATAGTACCATTGAATATGGCGAAAGCTCTAAATTCACAGCTAAAGAGGTTGCACAATTACAACTAGAATTAGCAAAATTAGGTAAAACAACACCCGAAATAGTTGCTATGACTGGATCAATATTAGATTTAGCCGTTGCTACTGATTCAGAACTAGGTGAAACCGCTTCTATTGTAGCTAAAACTTTGAACCAATTTAGGTTAGAGGCAACAGATACAACAAGAGTTACCGACGTAATGGCACAGGCTTTTGTTTCTTCCGCTTTAGATATTAATAAATTTGAAGAGGCAATGAAAAAAGCTGGTCCTATTGCTAGGCTTTCGGGTAAATCTTTTGAAGAAACTACTGCTATTGTTGCAAGTTTGGCTGATGCTGGGGTTGATGCTAGTAATATTGGAACGTCTTTAAGAGATGTTTTTAGCGATTTAGCTAAATCGGGCGAGTCGTGGGATTCAGCACTAGAAAGAATTAAAAACTCAACGGATAGAGTAAAAACCGCAAACGATATCTTCGGTAAAACATCTTTAACAGTTACCGCTTTATTATCTGAAAATATAGACAAAGTAAGTGATTTAACAGCCGCTTTAAACGATGCAGAAGGAGCTTCTGCTGCTATGGCTGAAATTGTAGGTAATAACTTACAAGGTGATTTAGATAGGCTTTCTTCTAGTTGGGAAGGGTTAATCGCAAGAGGCGGTTGGCTAAATACCGTTTTTAGATTAATAATAGTAGCTACTAAACAGTTTATTGATGATGTAAAAGATATTCCTTTAGCTGTTGAGAGAATGGTTTTAGTATCTGAAAAACTTTTCGGTGCTATGGCTATATTCATATCAGAAGCCTTTTTAGATGTTCAGGAGAGCATACAAAATGCAATGTTATCTTTACCTGAATCTTTGCGAGTAGGAGAGGAGGCACTAGGTAAATCAATAATAAAAACAAAAGTACAATTAGAAAAATCTAGGGAGGAACAAGAAAAAGGATCAGAAAGAATAGCAGAAATAAACAACAAATTAGAAGAGCATAGATTAAGACAAGTAAAAGAGTTAGCCAATGTTTTTAAAGAGGGAGAAGATGCTAAAACTGCTGCTGCTTTTCAAGCTTCTCAAAAAATAACAGAGCAAGACTTATTAGAAGCCGAAAAGAAAAAACAACTAAGTGCCAAAGAACAAAAAGCAAAAGACAAACAAGATGCAATAGACAAACAAAAAGAGTTAGACAGATTAGCAAGAGCGAGAAAAAATGATGAAGATCAAAGAGTATTAGATTTAACAAAACAAAGAGACAGTTTAACTTTAATAAAAGAAAAGGCAGAAGCTGAAAAGGCTATTTTAGATGAAAAATTCGAGCAGGAGGACTTATATTTAAGAGAAAAACTAGCAAAAGAAAACGAGCTTTCTTTAAAAGACTTAAATTCTAAAATAGCTAACAAACAATTAACTTTTGCAAGTGTTGAAGAGCTAACCTACGAACACGCTCAAAAGATAATAAAGATAAATAATGATGCTGATAAAGAGATAAATGAATCAAAAGAAAAAATAGCTGAAAAAGAAGAAAAAAGAACAATAGCAGAGAAAAAACTAAGATCAGATTCAGCAAAATCATACCTCACTATTTTAGGCTCTGTACTTCAAACGGCTGGTAATTTGGCAGGTGATAACTTCGAACTTCAAAAGGCGTTTAGTATCGGTCAAGCTATTATCAACACAGCTCAAGGGGTGACACAAGCATTTGCTCAAGGAGGTCCTTTAGGGTTTGCAACAGGGGCATCGGTTGCGGTAGCTGGTGCGGTTCAAGTTGCAAAGATAGCAGCAACAACACCCGATACAGGCGGAGGCGGTGGAGTAGCTCCTGTAAGCGGTACAACACCAACGCCACAAATACCAACAACGGCAGCAGATACGGCACAAGCTGAAAATGAAGCTTTAGAAGCTGCTATTAGTAGAATAGGGTTAAGTGTTTCGGTTACTGAAATTAACGAAGCTCAAGTTTCATTAAGTGAAGCTGAAAGCGGTTCTAGTATTTAGCCGTATAAAATAAGAATATTATACAATAATTACGTAAATTGCAAAAATAAAAATTATTATTATTATGGCTTCATGTTTAATGGCAGCAGGTAAATCAAGAACTTGCGAAACTAGGAAAAAAATTGGTGGTTTAAAGGGTAGAGTTTGGGCGTTAAACCTTACAGACTCAACAGGTGCAAAATTAGGGTATACAGAAACAGTACCTAATGTAATTGATGCGATTACAGTACAAAGCGGTTTGGCAGCTTATGCTATTGATTCAGGTAAATTTGCTCACGATTTTACCCCATCGGTTAAAAAGCCAGGAATGAATAAGTTTTACGGTCAAGCTTTCAATCTTAGAGCGATCACAGACGACGCAACAGATTTGGGTTGGTCGGATAATATGATTATGTCTGATTCAGTTGTTTTTATCATTGAAGATATGAACAAAAGGTTTATTATCTTAGGACAAAACAACGGTTTAGAATGCCAAGAGGGTGACCTAGGTACAATTGGACAAGAAGCTGAATCTGATGTTACAGAAACTTATGCTTTTACAGGTGAGGAAGTAGACAACAAGTACAAGTTTGTTGATGTTGGTGGTTATGAGGCTACTTTAACTTATCTAATCGGTTTAGAAACTCCTGCTGTTTAGTGGATGGTTTAGTGTTGTTATTTCATAAGGTGCGAGGAGTAGAAACCTCGTGCCAAATGAATAAGGAACAGATTACAGAATACGAACAGCTTAACAAAGAATATAATAAGTTAAGCGGTTCAAATGTTAAGCACTCAATTTGTGCTAAAAAAGTATTACTTAATAAAGTTGAATCTTTT